TCTTTCTTCTTTATCTTCTATATGAATAGTTAGGAACATGGACAGCACCTAATGGCGAAAAGAGAGAGAGAGAGTAGGTGTGGAAACGCCACTTCAAACAGCACTGTCCAAATAAGAAATAAATTTAATAAGGCCATGTGATAAAATCCATCTTGAGACCTAAAACACGAGCGATACGAACCTTATGCTCGTGGCGAAACTTACGTTTACCTCGCATCATTAGTGAAAGCATAGATTTATCTAGAGCGATTTCGCGCGCTAATTGGTTCTGACTAAAACCACACTCTCTCATATGTTGTTGTAAAGGCTTCATAAGTGTTGACAGATATTAAACTAGTTGTCAACACCATGCAAGTGTTATTTATATATTAAAATTCTTCTTCGATTCTAGTGCCTACAGTATACACGTCAGGTGCTACCTGTTGCATATCTAGGCTATTTTGCGCAAATCGAGCAAACAAATGTTCAGACTCTGCATTCGCACCAGTAGATGTATTGTCAATACTAAAGATAAATGGTCTAGTCGGACCATCTACCATATTCCACACATCGGAGATAACACTATCATTGCCATGCTGGTATACTGGATATTCATTAGGTAATAAGTCTGAATCCTGCAAGTAGCTATACGTTAAATCGTATGCCTGCCTACCACCATATACATTCTGTGCATATGTACCAAGAGTAAATGGACTTTTAGAGGTACTCGATGCAGTTCTTCCAAAACTAGTTGCAGTAGCATAACGCTGTCCACCTGCGGACTCAGCTACATTTACTTTATCATACACAATAGACCTAGTAAGGTTTAGGTCTGGTGAAAAAGGCATATCAAAGTATTCACCGATCATAATACTACCTACAATAAAATCTGTGCTGCCATCCCATGAAGTATCGCCTTCAAATTGTATTGCCCAATAGCGCAAATCCTGTTCATCAAACGTAAGTACAGTTGTGCCATCTGATGCAGGTGTCACTGTAACTGTTTGATTAGAATCAGAAGCAGCTATCGTATCAGCATTGACAATTTCTGTAGCATTCACACTGCTCCAATTTATATCAGCAGTTTCTGCATTTGCACCATCTAAAGCAGTAATATCACTTGCTATATCACCTGCAAATATTTTAAAACGTCCACCTGCGCTATTTAAATTATGATTTAAGATTGCAATATAATTCTGTTTATAACTAGCAGTTGTAAAACTAAAATTAGTTAATACATGTTTGGAAGTATTGGCAGAAGTATCAAATGTCACTTGGTTGAGTGGTCGAAGATCAAATAACTCACCTGCACTACCTGTTTGCACTGCAAGTGTATTGGCTATATCAGATTTTACGATACCAGGTGATGCTCCTCTTGCTCTATGGTAACTAATTAAGTCTGGATAAAATCTTGGTGTTTTTATAGTTTGGTTAGCCACTAGCCTACCTCTCTTGCTGTTATGCTTACCTTACCTGGTGAGCGTTTTGTTTCTACAATCATAAAATATGTACTGGTACTAAAATCAGTCCCAAACATCTCTACTGGCATATCTGTGAATGTGACTATATCACCAGTTTCTAGTTGGCATCCTTTTGCTGGATTGACTACATCGCATTGCACTAAGACTTTTATATCACCGATAATGTTATTATAATAAGAATACCAATCTGCATTGCAATCTGATGCTGCGGATGTTGGGATTACTCCTACGTTCATATCAAGATTTTGTTGCTGTATACCTTCCTTATCACCTAGATTATATTTTGCGCGTGTTGTATTATTAGTAATAGTAATATTTTTACTATATTTCTGTGAATCTGCTGGATGCAATTCATTGTTAATACTCATTGTTGTAATAACTTCACTTAATCCTGTTGTACTAATATTGATTTTAGCTACATCATTTTTTGATAGATTCAATGTAGCAGACAATTCACTAGATTGCTTGACATGAATGTACTTTAATACACCATTTGCATCAATTTTATAGCAAAATCCAAATTCGTACGCTAATTGATCTAATTTATCTTTTAATGAAGTTGGTTCTAGTTGCCAGTAACGTATCTTCCAATTATCAATAGCTCTATCCGTGTTTAATGATGCATAATTCGTTGGTGTTTCACTAGATATACCACCAAATCTCATTAATAAATCTCTGTGTGCATCGTGTCCATGAGCAATTGCACCATCATCCCAAGAAGCATTTAAACCATCTCCACCTGAATATAAGAATTTTAATGTACTAATAACTCGTGAGTCTTGATCCATATGCATACGTTTATCTTGAGCCGATCTTTTAATGCTTTCTGCATCAGTATCATCGCTTTCTGTTGAACCAAAAGCTAAAGCATACATTTCAACATGTATCTTTTGCACACTTAATGTGCCATAAGAACCTGAAACATGAAGAAACTTTACATTAGCCGCTAGACTTGTAGGTAGTAAATTGGAGCGCACATCAATGACCACTTCATATATTGTAGAAGCATTGCTAAAAGTTTGTTGCGTAGTCTCGGTTTCTTCTGTTGCATAATTACCATCACCTATAATACCTATGACATTAACTACCTCACTAGCTGAATTTTTTACAAATACATGTATTCTTCTATAGGTTTGAAAATAAAATTTTTTTTCATCTAGTCCTAAACCTAATACAGCACTAGTATTCCCTGACGATAAAGTAGCAGTAGCAAATGTAGCATCATTATCGTCAAACGCAAAAGATGGGTTAGTAAATAATTGTAAAGACGTAGCTGGATCGTTTTCATGCGCTCTTGTAATACCTTGCCAAAATTTATTTAATTTTGTTTGTATACAATTTTGTCCATCATATACTTCTGTTTCTTCGTTTACATTATATGGACTTGAACCAGTTCTAGCTGGCAAAAAGCAATCATCTCCAAAATGTTGATTTAAAAATGCATTGCTACTTGATGCATAGACTTTTGGCATTAATGTCGTAATAAAAGAATTGGTTTTAGCAATCACTGGAACTGGGTATAACTTATTACCAACTAATGTAGGACTTGCAAGTGTAGACGTATTATGATCGTAGTCACCATACACGATTGGCACATATGTATTTGTAGTATTTGTTTTATCTTGTGGTATATTAATTTTATCCCAAGGTCTATGTGAATTGATTTGCAATGACAACTTTTGATTTTCATCTAATTGTATATCAACTAATCTACCTGTAAAAATACGTTGACAGTTAGTTAAAGAATCTGATCCATTAAACTGTGCATATACACGTACAACTTTATTTAAATAATTGTTTGTACCATTGAAGATGCTTTTATATAAATCAATACCATCAAAAACTACATTAGCAACATTTAAAGAAATATTACTTGTAGTAGATTGTCCAGCAGTTATGTCAATAGAATCACGTACACTAACATTTTTATTTAATACTGCACCAGGATAAAAATTATTATTTACTGTCGCATCGCTATTAGCAATTCCAAAACTATGAATAAATTCATCAAAACCACCAACTGACCATGTAGCACCTGTAATAGTGCCACTATTAGAATTACTACTACTATCTAACACTGTTGATCCAGTACCTTCATCCAGTTTCCAGTATCCAACTAAGTTTGATGCAGTGCTATCAATGGTTCTGTTATAATATTGTGCAATTTGATTATCTGATCGTGCGGTAGACCACACACGAGCATGTGCAATTCTATTACTAAATTCATTATTTTGTTCAAAATTAGCACCAATGGTCACCTCTCCTGAAGTACCAGCAGTTGGAGAATTAGATACATTAGTTGTGACAGTACCAATTTTAACGCCATCAACATAAAATCTCATCTCATCACTACTATCATCTCGCAATACGGCTACATGATGCCAGTTATTTACAGTAATAGCACTAGTCGTAACAGTATTAGATACAGTTGATCCACTTCCATATTGATACTTACATCTAAGACCATTATTACGTAAAGCAATTTGCCAATTTGTATTCTTAGCTGCGGTTGATCCATCTTGACTTCGCTCTAGTATAATTTGCGTACCACTACTCGCGCTATAAGAATCTGTTTTAATCCATGCTTCTAATGTAAAACTAACATACCGATCCAACACATTACCAAAGGATACATAGTCATCCGTACCATCAAACTCTAAACAAGTATCATTATCAGCACTAAATTGGAATAACCAATTTTCATTGACGTTGGATTCTGATGGCGCATTACTTAATGCCATACTATGCTAATCCTTGATTACTAACTTTCTGTATTTCTGGAATTAAATTATCTCTTACAAACTCATCGTTACCAATCATGTTCCCTGAGATATTGATAGTAACACCACCACCACTACCAGTTCTATTCATATTAGCTAGGTTCTGTACTCCAATATTCTGCACTGCGGATCTCTTCATTATAAACTCACCTGCCTGTGCTAAAATAGGTACATTGTCTTCGCCTTGTACTTGACCACCTTGCGCAAAGCGTTGGATTCCGTTTTGCTTTATTAAACCGCCTGTGTGACCTACAAACATTCCAGCAGATTGAATAACCGCACCAGGTATTTGACCACCTGGTACTAACATTAACAAACTTCCTACCATTTGGAATAATTGGCTTTTCGTGATCTCAGACTCACCACGTAAAGTAGCCATTGCTCTTGATGCAGCAAGAATACTATTAGCAAATTGGTTTGCACTATCCACGTTGGATTTCATGTTTACGGCTAATTCTTCACCAGATGCTTTATTTAATGCGTCTAATTCTTCTTGTGCTTTTTTAAATGTGTCTTGCCTTACTTCTTCTTTTAATGCTTCAAAGTCTCTTCTTGCTTTTAATTCAGCATCTAATAATTCTAATTTAAATTTTTCTATTTTATTTGCTTTTTCTTGAGCTTCTCTCTGTGCTTGGATTCTAGCAGTAATCTCTGCAATTTGCTGTATAGCAATTTTCATATCTTCACTCATCTTACCAGAATTTTTAATTCTTTCTACCTCAACTGCATCTGCACCATTCATTGCTGCTTCTTGTGCTAATAGTGATGCAACTTGGTCTCTATATCCTTCAGTCAATGAATCAAGAGTTTTTGTGTAATTAGCGTTACGTTCTGCCATTGTAGTGACCGCAGTATCTACTGTGTTTAGTGATGCTAAATAGGCTTCTAATTGCACATTTTGATCATCTAAAGAATCTGTTGAATCATCTACACTTGTTTTCAAATGATCAAATGTACCAGCCATTTGAAAAAGTTTATCGATACCTAAGACTGTTCCAGCTAAAAGTATTGCTTTGAATATTTTTCCATAGCTAGCAAGTGCTGCATTCGCAAGTAGTGCTTGTACTCTTAAAAGACCAAATGCAGTTGCTAAAGCACCAATACTAGTAGCAACTTCCGCAGTACGTTTTGCATCCATAGCTCTAAAAAATCTTTCTGCACCTTGTGCTACTTCTGTTAGTGGACCTATAATACTATCTCCAATCACAGCAGCAAAACGAGTCATTGCATCTTGCATATTACTTATTGCACCTGAAAAAGTTTTTGATAATCGATCTGCACTTCCACTAATACGACCATCTGGATCAGTCATTGCTCGTACTAATGCAACTCTAAATTCAGGTAAAGTGATTTGAGTAAGATCCGTGATTCCTTGAGAATCTTTAATTAACTGCAAGATTCCACGTTCTCTTAAAATATCTGCTGCACCTGCACCTCCAGCAAAAGCACGACCAAGCGCACTGGCAGCTTCCGTTGCAGTAGTACCCATAAATGCTGCTAAGTCAGAAGTCGCTCTAAGTGTTAGTTTTGAGTTTAACCCAAATGCTTCTAATTGCGCACCTGCGTTTACAACATCTGCTAATTGAAATGGAGTAGTTGCTGCTACTTGGTTGAATGCTTTAAATGCAGATTCAGCTTCTTGCACACCACCAGTTAAACCAACTAATCTTGTTTTCACATCTTGAAATCCAGATGATGCTTGAACAAATTTATTCATAACTGCTACAGCACCACCCAAAGCAAAGCTATATACTAAGATTTTATTTCTTAAACTACCAAGACCTGCCATTAAGCCTTGAGTTTCACCACGCATTCTATCCGCAGCTTTGTTATATCCTTTGGTGTTTTTCTCTAAATCTCTTACACTTCTTGTCGCACGTGAAAAACCTTTAGTGCGGACTTCAATAATAAACTTTTTTTCAGCCATTTTTCTTCTTCATGTCTTCAGATTGCAATGCATTAAATTCTTCATCTATAGCTGAAAAGATGACTAAGCGATGATAATCTGCGTTATCTATCGTTGTAGCCAGTGGTAAGTTAAATCTCTTCATAGCCATGTACTCCTCAAGCGCAAATATAGTCTCAGGCGTTAGAAAGTATGTAGAGTCAGCACAGAATACCAATGAGTAATATAACGCAGCACCAAGCGTAAATTTTCCATCACTATCTTGTTCTACGATACGACCAATCTCTTCCCATAGTTCATCTTCTGTATACGTGATGTTTTTCTTGAGAGTAGGAGACTGCGCAGTGTATGGAAAAGCTAAGTTGCGTGTGGGTTGGTTCTTATAACTCATCCACACGGCAACTCGGTGCATGATTACTTTTTTTTGTTTGGTTCTTTGTATGCGTTATAAATAGCCATTAAGACACTATCGATTGCATTATCATCTAGTTTACCTAATTGCTTTTCTGGATCGGTAAATGAATGATTTAATATCCAATCTAGTACAGTAAAGAATTTGGATGTGTCTATCTCGCCTTTTTTTGTAATAGCACCTACTTCAAGTTTATGCAGTTCTCTGCGTGACTTGAAACTAATGTCAGGTACATCAAATGTACCATGGTCTGTTTTTACTTTCATGTTTCATCCTACGATGAAAACGGCGTGTGTTAATTTGCGATCGTGATTGAAATTATTGTATTGGTTTCTTGATCAGCACCTTTAGCAGCAAACGCTCTAAATGGAATCGTTTGCAATAAAAAGTCACTAACTTCTGGTTTAGAATTATCTATCATTATATCTGGACAAGAGATATTTAGATTAGCTGAAGTGCTATCTATAAGAGACAGTGCAATACCTGCGCTATCTCCTTTAATATGATCAGCAATATCATTTATAGAATCATCTCTTTTAGCAGTAATTGATCCAGTTACTTCATATGGTCCTGTTTGCACATATCCATTTGGATCAAAACTTGCACTTCCTGGCTGAAAGTGAACTCTAGCCAATGGTCTTGTAATACTGATTTCAAAATTATTTAATGTAAGCGCAACACTATCAATTGTAGATGTTCCTAAATCAAAAATATTACGTGGACTTCCTACGTCTATTGTAGGTGATGTAGGATTCAAATTTTCTTCTGATG